TGGATTTTTACCTAATGATAATGTTGTAGCTGCAGATATTTTTCCTACATCTGCTAATAATTTTTTTTCGTTTAACACAACTCCATTAGTAGCTGCAGTAGCTTTTGCTTGTGCTAAAAATTGATTTGTGTTATTTTCTAAACTTTTACCATTAGCTAATGAAATTGATTGCATTCCCATCAATTCTTCATTAGTTAAACCAGCAAGTTCTCTTAGTTTAGTAAATGTTTCTGCATCCTTTGCGGTAATAGCAGCATTAGATCCTAATTGTTCTCCAACAGCAGATATAGATTCTAATAGTTGTCCTTTAGTAACTCCTGAAACTGCGGACATATTGTTTCTAAATTCAATGGATTTTTCATATGACATGTTCATCGAACGTGCAAATTTTTCTCCGGAATCATCTAATTCTTTAAGTATAGAAACAAGACCAGTTATTACAACTGCGGGGTCTGCTAAACTTTTTCCTATACTGGTTAAAGTTTTATCCACAATCATACTAAAGGTTTTCCATCGTCCTGGAAGTTTACCAGTAGCTTCAACTTGTTTTTGGATTTCTTCTGTAACTTCAGCCATAGCTTCAGCAGCAGATTGTCCTATGCCTGGGATGGCTCCAAAGGTTTTAGCAAGTTTTCCGGCTAATCCTAGTCTAGACTCGATATTTTTCTGAAGGGATTCTTCAGATTTTCTTACTTCTTGTTGTTTTTCTAATTCTTTAGTATTCTGTTGGGTAATGATGAATTGTTGTTCTAAAGAAGATAACTTACCAAATTCTTGTGAAAGTGTTTCTTCACTAAGAGCTATTTTTTGTTTTAACAAATTATAAGAAGCCATGTCAATAGAAACACCTTCTTCAATTCTTTTATTATATTCGTTTAATTGCTTATTTTGTTTAGCTTGTTTTTCAATTCGCTTCGTAACCTTTGTAGCATTATCAGATAATTTATTACCTATAGAAGATAATAAACCTTGTTCAATTAATCTACTTTTATTAAGTAAATCTCCATTCTTTTGGATTTGTCTCTGGATAGTGTTGATATTACTTAATCCAGTCTTTTGATCCATTATTGATTTGTTAATTTCTTTATTAACATTCAATGTGGCTTTTTCAAAAGTAGATGATCTAGCTTGTATCCCTAAAACTTCTTTTAAAGAGTCAACAGCAGAGGAGGATATATCAAATGATTCCTCTTGCAATTTATTACGAGCCTTTAAAAGTTCAATTTGCTCTTTTAAGGACTTGTTTTCATCCGCCATCTGTTGTGGATTAGTTTTAGCCATCTAAAGTATTTTATTATAAATATTAAAGATTAATATTTTTACCCATATTTAACGGGTTTTTTGGAGGGCTGGGAATTTCTTAATAAATCAGGTGCTTTAATAGTACCGTCAGCATTAATTACTGTTTGGGATCCAGATTTGCCTTTATTTTCATGAGCTTCTTTTTCTTCAGAATAGAAACTTTGAAGGCGTTTGAAAGTAAATTTACGAAGCCAAATTGGCATATTGTAAACAGTATGCCAATCATATCCTCCTTTACCGTGAAATACTATTTCGTGGATTTGTGTAAATATAGCTGCCCTAGTTTGGGGTGCTAAATCATAGGTCAGGCCAAAAAAAGTTAACCCCAATTGGGATACTGATTCGACTGCTGCTCTCGTCGGGAAAAAAAGTTAGATCAACATCTGGTTGAATCTCGCGAATATATTCTCTTAATGCTCTTGAATCTTGGGCGAGCAATGCCGTGTCGACAAATTCTCGGACATCTTTTTTATCCCTCATTCCTTCTACTGATGTGATCATAAATTTCAATCGAGTTGAAAGTTCGGGTGAAGCATCTTTATTTATTTTCTTTAAACCTTCTAACTCACGATTAATATCTTGTTCGTCTTTGTGGGTTAAAAGTTTAAATGTAATAGTATTTTTTGATCTAGGAAGAGTAAAGGAAAATTCATTTACATTATTGGTAAATAATTCTTCTTTAAGTGGTTTATTTTCAATTAAAGATAAATCCACTGTTTGAGATTCACCGTTATATTCGAATGAGTAATCTGCACCATATCCTAAAATACGGGCTGCAATCATAATTGCATTTTTGTCTCCAATTAATAAATCATCGTAATTGATTTTGGATACTATTACAGATTTTAATAGTTTATCTAAAACTGTACCGTTTCTAATATATGATTGGTTAGTTAGGATATCTTCTTCCTTAGCGGTCATATATTTAATTTCTACAACACCTTTTGCTAATTCAGAGTCTTCGGGGTAAAGTAAACCTTTAGATGGTAATTCAACGGTCTCCGTTGGCATTTTAAACTTTGATTCTTCCATAATTTTTATTTATTATAACTTATTTGTCTTATATACATATATTAAAGAGTAGTAATATTATCAGGATTTACATTAAATGACAATACTCCTTCTACCTTCAATATTTCTTTGCGTATTTCTTCCATTTTTGATCTGTCAAATCCACCTTTTACAATCCAAGGATGACCATCAACTTTAATGGTTACTATAGTTTGAAATTTCTCAGTATTTTGTTCACTATATTCCATAGGTTCTTTTGCAGATGCAATTGTAATACCTGGGAGTGAACGAATATCTGAAAATATTTCTTTTTGTGGTCGTTTTTTAATGTTAGTGATGATCATACCAATCATTTTAAATTTGTCTTGGTATTCTTCATTAAGCTTTCTGCTTAATTCTTCTTTTACTAACGTACGTAGACTTTCTAATTTCATACTATTATAAATATTGTACTATCTAATAAGATTAACACTTCCTGCAAATTCATATGCACCATCATCTTTTTTACTACCAAAATGAATTTGATAGTTGTATAATCCTGGAGTTACTGGGAAGTTAGAGTATGTTCCATCCCAATAATCGGTGTGGTCATAACTTTCATATATTATTTCTCCCCATCTATTGTAGATTTCTACATGGAAATCAAATGGATCAAACCCACTTGTAAACGTCCATTTAAAAGTGTTATTATTTTCATCTCCATCAGGAGTGAATGAATTTGGAATATAAAATAACAGTTCAGGACATTGTACTATAGTAACTAGATTGAATTGTGGAGGAGAAGCACATCCATTTGAATAATGTACTACCAAAATATCAAACATTCCGGGCGCATTCCAAGCGATGTTTAGTGTTTCTGTTTGGACGGTATTATTTAATATAGTCCATTCATTATAACCGGGTAAAGAAGCAACTACCGAATATATGCTTGGTATAGAATCACCATCACATAGTTCAAAGAATTCATTATACGGTGTAATTGGGGTAATAGTTGGCTGTTCGTAAACAGTAATAGTAATTGTAGTATCGAATGAACATCCACTTTGTAAATAGGTATAAGTTATAAAATTATCTAGTGTATCAGCAAATGCAGGATAAAAATCATTACCCATCATTCCTGTTCCACTAAATACACCTCCAATTGGAATAGCATTCAATGTTGAAAATTCATCATTTGAACAAAACGGACCTGCAGGATCAATTACAGGTAAGATATTAAATACAGTAACATCGAATGAAGCAGGAATACTTGTACATCCATTTGGGCTATAAGCTGTAACATTTACTACTCCAGGGATAAATCCTGCTGGTATAGAGGTATAATCTACTGTTATAGAAGTTGTGCCTTGACCCGAAACAATATTACCGATACTGCTCCATGTATATGTGAATCCTGCTCCCAAATCGGGCACATCATACACTTCATTGGTTGTGTTAAAACACACTGTATCCGACGCTATTATAGGGCCTACTACAATAGGAGCAGGGTTTGTTAGCGTAGCAGTTCCCGAAACCGTACAACCAGCAGCATCAACAATTGTAAAACTATATGCACCAGCACATAAATTAATTGGGGTAAATCCTGTTTGAGGACCATTCCACGAAATCGTTTGAACGCCTGTTCCACCACTTGAAATTACACTAATAGCCCCATCACAACTTCCAATACAATTGGGATTAAATGGAATTATAGTAGGTGGAGGTAAATTTGGAGGACCAGGTGCTACTAGTACTGTATCAGGTCCTAAACTTGTTCCGGCATTACATGAAGACCATCCTGCATTACATGTTGGATATTCTAAATGGCAAGTATATAGTGTTGGTCCTGTTGGGGTAACAGTAAGTGTGGGTCCTGTTCCAATAGCTACAGGATTTCCTACTTGATACCAGGTTAAAGTTGGAGTGACTACAGGTCCACTTGGGGTCCATCTCCAAGCATCGTTAGTAGCTGTCCAAGCTGTGGAATTTCTACCAGGTACAGTTACTGCGACAGTTCCTGCTGCATTATGTATTCCTTCAGTAGCTGTTCCACCTTGCCATTGCAAACAAGCAGGTTTTGACTGAATATAATTGCTGATATAGTTGGTGGATTCTTCAATTACAATATGGAATGTGCCTTGATTTGTAGTGCAACTAAACATAGGCATGTTTATCCAACTTACAATTAGTTTTCTACATGGGGCTACACCTACTGTTTGATATTTGATTTGTCCTCCAATTCCAGGATGCCAATCCTGCCAAGGTCCCATAATACAATTTTTGGGTGTTAATACACCTGCTGTTGGTAATGGGGTAGAGGTAAATGTTGTGGGTTGTCCTCCGGAAAATGAAATCCATCCATTTGAACCAATATAGAATTGAGAATATGTTTGTCCATAGAAACAAAAATTAAATCCAATAGCAAATGGTCCTTGTTGAGAGTCATCCGTCATAAAAATAGATGTTCCTGTATTGGTTTGGGCTACATATGGTATGGAAGCAACGGTGTAATTTATGGTTTGATTGGGGTTATTGCCCGTCCCACATTGGCTTAAATTTGCGGTTAAAGTAGTTGATCCTACACCACAAGGTAATAGTTGATCGGGTCCTAAAGCAGGACAATATTGACCATATCCTACAAAAGTCAATAAAAGGAATATTAATAGATTTTTCATAAATCCAATATATTGAAAGAAAGTAAAAGCTCCAAATTTCTTTGGAGCTCTTATGTATTTGTTGTTTAATTTATCTTAGTAGTTCAAGATACAGTAATCTGGTTGAACTGTTACTTGGATATTTACTGCTTCACCATCGCTGTCCCAGTTATATTCTCCAAAGTTAACATCTGTAATTACAGATCCTTTGATAATCCATTCTGAAACTATATCACCTACAGGTCCAATTACGTTGAATGTCAAATCTTTTTTATAAAAATCTGAATATCCATCTCTACCTGTTACTGATTCGTGTCCTAAACGTACCCATTCCATTACTGCTTGTGCACCTGATGGAGTGATTGACTCATACATTGTAAATTGAATAGTTCCCCAAGTAGTTTTTCCTTTTACATAACGTTGAACGTTAATGTGGTTAAGAGGAACTACGTTTTGAGTTAATTGAACTGCTCCAACTCCTTTTATCAAATATGATGGAACTCCATCCATATAAAGGATAAAACGGTTTGTTTGTTTAGGTTCAAACGCGGTAAAAAATATTTCGTTTGGATTTAAAATTGCCATTTTTTGTTATTTTAGTTTCTTTTATTATAAATATTTAACTATCTGCCTTTTTACCCTGGGAATTCAGTTCCTGTTGGAGTTAAGATAAAATCTAAAGATATAAATTCAGCTGTGCGCGTTGGTTGGATATAAATTTGTCCTACTAATTGATTTTGATCAATTACTGCTGGTCCATTATTTGTTGCATCCATTACTACTTTATAAGCGTATAATCCTTGTTTTTGTTGGATTCCTTCTAAGAATGGAGTAACACGTGCTACAAATGAATTTCTTGTTGCAATAGTGTTTTGTTCAAATACTACTGTATCTGCAATTTGGCGGATATATGATTTTAATTCAATCATCAAACGACGTACATTTACACGATCTAAAGCAGATTGAGCTTTTTGTAATGTTTTTTGTCCGTATACTACAACACCTTGTTTAGGTAATGTAGCAATTGGGTTAATATTACTTGAATATAATGTATCTTTGTTTCCTTGAGTTAATTTCAATTGAGCTTGTAATACTGTAGATAATCCACCTCTATTGATACCTGCAGGTGCAAACCATGGAGCCGCTACTTTATCGTTGAAAGCATATACACCTGGGATTACGGTAGAAGCTGGTACATATACTTGTTTTCCTGTTGCTGGATCTATAATGCGAACCCAAGGCCAATATGTTGCAGCATATGAAGTATCTCTTGTTTGTGCTTGAGTTACTGCACTAGCAACTGTTCCGCTATATAATGTTAAATCTGCTACAAACAAATTATCTCCACGTTGTTGAGTGTTTGTGATAATATTTGTGATTTGTGTTGTATGAGTGTCATTTGTTAATCCAGGAGCAAACAATACATTGAATTGATATGCTTCTGCATTAGAAAGCAATGCAATCATACTATCGTAATTACCACCTACTAAACCTTGCGTAGTAGCACCAATATTATCATACATTGTAGCTCCTGTAGATCCTGAAATGTTTCCTGTAGCGCCTGTAAATGATCCACTTCCATTAATGGGAATAAATGCTGTATATGCGCTTACTGGGTTTCCATTAGCATCAAAATAATTTGGGGTATTATTATTGACAGCTTTAACACGTACATATCTTGACATATTTGGATAACTTCCAGACAATTCCATCTGTACTGTGGATGAATTGTAATTTAATGTTTGATCACCAATTACAGCGGCAATATATCTATTTGAGTTTGGATCTAAGTTAACGTTGTTAAATGCTTCTAAAACAACTTTATTGTTTGTAATATCATTACCACGTCTAATTACTACATTAAATGTACCTGACCCAGTATTTGAATTGGTAATTTCAAATCTAATATTATCTGCGGATCCTGAAAGTAATAGAGCTCCAGAAGCATCTAATGAACTTGAACTGTTCATGATAATACCTTCAGAAATTGTCTCTAAAGTAAATGCACTACCACTTGCAACTGCTCCTGCTGTACTACCTGAAACGAAGGTTGATGTTGCTGGTGTATATGATCCTGTTACTACACGTGCTACTAATAATGAAGTTCCACCGTAGTTGAAATAATTGTAAGCTGCAATTGAAGTAAGGTATGAATAAGCGTTACCACCACTAATAAAACTATCTCCAAATAACGTTACGAAATCAGAGTAAGTAGTTACTAATGTTGGTACCTCAACAGGTCCTTTAACCGTTGGACCTATAATAGCAGCACCTGCTTGAACAGGTTGTCCTGTTAAGTACGTGTTGTCTATCTCACTAATTGCTACCCCAGGGGATACTGTAAAATTTGCCA